TCAGTGCGTCCACGTCGCCGGTAATGCCGTCGTCTGTCTCGCTCATGTCCCCGCTCCTTTCATTTGCCTGTCGATGGCGTACAGCGCGTCCGTCGCCCATTTCTCTCCCCGTGTCACGGCGTCGCCAATCCGCTCGGCCTCCTCGTTGCCCCGTCGCCGCTCGATTTCCCGCAACATCCGGCCACGCCACGCCAGCAACGCCGGTTGGGATTTCCCCACCACGTCGGCATCACCCGGCGTTAGCGCCCGCGTCCGGAACCAGTTTTCCAGCCATGCGACCGGATCATCCGGGACACCCTCCGCCCGCAAGTCCACGGTGCCGAATGCGGCGATGACCCGCGCCTCGCCATGGTCGCGACACCACCGGCCCAAGAGCGACCGCAAACCGTCCGGCGGCTTGTCCAGCCAAGCGGCCAAGGCGGATAGGCATTCGCCGAAGACGGTCCCCTTCAAGTCAGGGGCGACGTGCGCGGGCCGGTCGAGTAAATTTTCGTCGGGCGGAACGCCCTCAGAAGCTTTAGCTTCTGGTCCTTCTTTAAGGGGTTGGGGTTGGGGGTTGCCCTTCCGTTGACCGTTCTGTTGCGACGGAACTGGAACGTCCGTTGATGTAGTCTGTTGTCGTTTCAACGCACTAGCCTTCCCGGCTTGCGACTTTTGTAGGCGCCTTTCCTCTACATACTTTCGTTCAACTATCAACCGTTTTTGTGTCCATTTCCCGTCAATTATGGTGAAAAACGTCTCTACCACTGGCCGCAGTTGGGACTGCCACCGCCGCTCTGTTACGCCCAACATGCGGGCCAACCGCCGGTCGTCATCATCAAGAACGCCATCGGGCGAGCGCCATGAGAGCATCAACAGCATGAGATAGGCCCCATGCTCCTCAAGCGTCAGGTGCTTGGTATCGGCGATATAGTCGCCGCAGAATAGGGGCATGGACGGCGCTCCGCTCACCCCATATCCTCCGCAATCGCCTCGACGGTGGCGCGGAAGGCGGGCTCGCGGGCCATGCGTTCTTTGGCCCGTTTGATGCCGACCAAAATTGTGCTGTGGTCCCTGTCGCCGAAGTATAGGCCGATCTCCACCGATGAATGTCGGGTCAACGTGTGGGCCAACAAATAAACCGCGTGGCGGGCGCGGACGATGAATTGATGGCGCTGACGGCCGACAAGTTGTGCCTGGGTCACGAGGTATGGGCCACCGTCCTCCCACCACACTGCCCCCAATACGCGGCGGATAATATGGTGCATCTTTGGGTATGACATCTTTTGTGGCGGCCGGGCGCTCCAATCCCAATCCCACGAGATGGCGCCGATCTCCGGGAACGGCGTGAAGCCGTGGGGGAATGCGTCATTCACGGTCCGCCTCCGTCGCTTCCTCGGGGTGCTCGGCCAGATAGCGCCGTCGCATTGCCGCGATAGCAAGATACCAGCACCGATGGGAATTAAGGTCCGGGTCATAGTCGGGGGCGGGATCGGGGATCATGCGGCGTCACCAAATAGATCAAGCTGATTTTCCTCTGCCTCCATGTAGCGGCCGGCCTGTTGGAAATAGCTCTCCTTCAATTCAATGCCGACGAACTTGCGGCCAAAGTGGAGTGCCGAGACGCCCTCCGACCCTACGCCCATAAAGGGGGAGAGAATCACGTCGCCAGGGTTCGACCACATGGTCAATGCGCGTTCGATTACGTCCAGTTGTAACGGGCAAAGATGTCGCTCGTCGTGCGCCGACTTGGCCGCTTTTACGTTGAGAACGCGCGTCTGGTTGACCGTCATCCAAACAGGCGATGCCCATTCCTGCCATTGTTCGAGCGGGAAATCTTCTGGCGTGTGCTCAATTGGGCTCTCGTTTTCGCCCGGCTTGATGAAGGTCAGAAGGTAGTCCGGCATCCCGCCGCGTGATTTTGAACTGTCCTTACGCAGTTGCTTGTAAAGGAGCCCGACATGCTTGGTCCGCGTCATCTCGACAACCGGGCATTTCCAGATCGTCCGGCGGCCGTGGTAGATCCATCCTGCATGTTCGTGAGCGGCGATAATCTGACCGGAAAAGTCCTTGATCCCGACGGCGCCGTCCTTCCATTTTGTCATCGGGAGGTCGGAGCAATGAACCGCAGTCAGGCGCCCCGGCTTGGTGATGCGGAGTTTCTCGGCGACCGCGAATGCGTAGTGTTCGGCGAATTCCGCGTCGGTGGAATTGCCCATGTCGGCCACGCTCTCGGAGTACACGAACAGCGAGCCGAACGGCGGGGAGTAAACGGAAAATCCTATGCTCGCCTCGGGGATTTGGCGCATAACCTCGACGCAATCGCCTTGATAAGCCGCCCATGATTTTCCCTCATTGGAATTCAGGCATCGGATGTTAGCCACGGCGGCAGTCCTCCATGGTGGTTCGGTTCATAGGCAATCTTGCGGTCAGACGCCGCGCTTTTGTTGCGCGCCATCGCTGCCAGCATCGCCGACTTCATTTCAATATGCTCCCGGGCCTTGCGGTCGATCACTCGGCCGATTTCGCGTTCCCCCTCGGCAAGTATTAGATGAACGGCGACAGGATGCTTCTGTCCGTACCGCCAGCACCGCCGCACGGCTTGGTAGTAAGTCTCATAGGAATAGCTGCGTCCTACAAACGCCATACGCGCGCAATGTTGCCAGTTGAGCCCGTGCCCGCACATCGCGGGCTTGGCGATCAAGACCTTGGCATCGCCCGAGGAAAAAGCATCAAGCAGTTGTTCCTTCTGATCAATGGATTGCGACCCACGGACTTCAATTGCATCAGGCATCGCGGCCTTTAGGGCGTCGGCTTCGTAATTAGTGTCGCACCACAAAACCCAGGGCTCGCCATTAACCAAGGCGGCCGCCGTTTCGGCTCGGGCCTTGACCGTCTGGCGTTTCACGTCGTGCATCGTGGTCGCGCTCATTGAGACGGCCGCGAACAATCCACCGTCGCTCGCCTTGATCTGGCTATCCCGTGAACGGTGTATGTGGACGTTCAACGCCGGCAAATCGAAGCCTGAAATATCGTCGCCAAGATCGGCCGGGCTTTCGGCCATGCGCGACCAGGACGCCATCCAGTCCCAAAACGCTATCTCCCCGTGCCGTTTAAGCCGCCATTCCTGGCTGGCGGTCGATGTATCGTTGATGAAAAACCGCGACAACATTTCAACAGCCGAAAGCGTGTTCAAAAATTCGGCGTAGTTACCAAGCTCCATATGGTCATTCGGCGCCGGCGTCGCTGTCGCCGCCATCTTCCACTTGTGGTCGGACAACGAATCGATCAACGCCCGGGTCGTCTTGCCGGTGAATGATTTCAGAATGCTCGCCTCGTCTAATGATACAGCACCGAAAGCGCCCAGATCCAACTTGTCGAGGCGGTCATAATTGCAAATGCTGATACCGTCTTTCACATCGGACTGATCTCGAACCACCCGCACCGGGTAGTCGAACACACGGCCCTCGCGCTCGATCTGGCGGGCGACGGCAAGAGGCGTCAGGATCAAGGCGCGGCCGTTCGACGCGGCCTCTGCATGGCGCGCCCATTCCAACTGCACGAAGGTCTTGCCGAGCCCGGTGTCCAGGAAAATGCCGGTCCGGCCTTGGCGTAGGGCGAATTCAACACAATGAGATTGGAACGGGAACAGATAGTCAGCCAACGGCGGGATACTATCCATCCCTCGCGATTCGGCGCGAACCGCCTTGCGGGCCAGGAAATCCTGATATGGCACCATGCTACGCCACCCGCCTTGCCGCGCCCTGGCGGTCAATGGGGCCGAGCCAGGCGTCGAGAGTGCCCTGCACGGCTTCTAGGCTGTCGCAGATAGCACATAGGGCGCGGTGGTCTTGCAGCCGGAATATCGTGTGGACCTGATTCTTCGTTGCTGGCCGCCCCGGCGACTTCAATTCGATGAACGCCGCTTTGCCGCCCGGCAACACCATCCCGATATCCGGCATTCCGGCCCGCACACCCTGACCCTTGAATATGGCGGCCTCGACACGGCTTCGCTTGCCGCCGTTGGGGATGGCGTAGAACATCAGCCGGCCCTGGCGTTCCAGGATCGCGAGGTATTCCACCACGGCGCGCTGTAGGGCTTGTTCGGGGCGGTTCAACGCTCACTCCTTAGTTGCGGGGTGCGGGCCGGGCGCTACTCCGGCTCAGGATGCCCGCCAACAGCGACGGACGGCGATCTCCGAGGACTGCATGACCTCATCGATTCCTGCATTCGAAAGGCATGTCTGCTTTCCACGCTGCCGCGCCACGTCCCGCCGAAGCGGAACTGAAATAAAGGACTGGGGCCGAAGCCCCAGCCAAGGTGCCCGGCGCGATGCCGGGTCAGGGAGGAACTGAATTGTCGGCACTGCGTTCTCAATGGGCAAAGAGCTGTTCACGCCGCTCTCCGTTCCGCTGCGGCAATGATGTCTGCGGGCTCACAGGGGCGTTGGTCGAGCATCCATCGCCGAGACCGGCCACCGTAATAGGCGCGGATCGGCCCCAATTTGATCGCCGCCTGAAAAACCTTGATCCTCCGGCGGTGGTTCCACCACTGCGGTAGCCCGTGTGCCCATGATAGGCTGCGCTTCATGCCGCTCCCCGTTCCAAATGCGCGGCGCTATCGGCGAAGGCAAACGCTCGTTGCGGCGGCAACCGCGCCTCGATGTATGCGGCCAGCTCCGCGTTGACGGCCGCCCGCAATGCCTTGGCGTGGCCGGTGATGGTGCCGTCCCGGCGCTGGCGGGCCAGAGCCAACTTACGTTGGGCTTCGGCGACGCCATCGCTATAGACAGGCATTACCCATCCCTTTTCGTCGGGAAATCGGCAAGCCCGACTGACCCATTAGTCGCCGCGATAATTCGGCGCATCGCCGAGAGCGACGGCAAGCGGTCATCCTTGCACCAGCGGGTAACGGTGGCGCGGCTAACTGCAACCCGGCGGGCGAATTCCGCCGCCGATATTCCTTGCTTTCCGAGGTACGTTTTTAATTGCATAATTAGACGCTACCAAAAAAGTTTCCGCCGTGTCAACAATTATCTTGACATGGCGTTTCCCATTAGGTAACGTCATAAATATCAACCCACCCACGGGCGATGGAGGAATAAATGATTTACCAAAAAATGATCCGCGAAGACTGCCCCGACCATGACCCCACCGAGGTCGAGGCATATATGCGGCTGGAATTCGGAACCCTCGACCACCTGCCCCGCGACCAGTTCCGCCGTGAGGCGCGTTTGGCCGCCCGGTGCGTAGACGCCGACCCTCGCCAAGCGAAGGCGTTGGTAGCGTCCTACGGGCTTTAGTAACACCACGGGCGATGGAGGAACGGGATGAGCAAGCATACGCCATGGTATATCCACGCGGCTGATGATCACATTACCATCCGCGCGGAAGACACGGACGGCATAGTCGCCACCATCGAGGATGGCGGGCTGTTGATCGACACCGCGCCACCAACCTTTAGCCGCGAGGAAATGGACGCTCACGCCCGCCTAATCGCCGCCGCGCCGGACTTGCTGGCGGCGCTGAAAACGCTCCGGCCCATGGTCGGCTCCCCGGACGGCCACACCGTCGGCGACGTGTGGCGGGCGCAGAAACAGGCCGACGACGCCATCGCCAAGGCACAGGAGGAATAAATGATTATCAGCAATGCACACGACCACGAATTCGCCGAGGGCTTGTACAAAAAGGCCGTGCGTCTGGTGGGCTTGCTCCGCGAGGCGGAACAAATCGCCGGCGAGTTGATGAACGAGGGCGAAATGGCCGACAACAATGGCCTTTTGGATTACGAAAAAACCCTCGAAGATGCCCTGGACGCGGCGGGCGTCGCCCAAGACAACATCGATGCCGCCATCCGCGAATATCTGCGGGACGCCGCGTGATGGCCCGCTTGTTCGCCTGGCTGTTCCGCCGCCGCGCAACATTGGCCCAACGGCTTCTGGCAGTCAGCATCGCCAACGCCACGGATAGGAGCGTGTTGCGATGACTGATCGCATGGTCAAGGACATAGTGATGGCGGCGG